CCATGGATGAAATCTTCTCGTAAGAGATAGATTCCCCTCCTAATTTGCCACTTTGGCAACGGAGGTCCATAAGGTAGCTATACCATTGACTGGGTAAAAGCAATTCGCATAATTTAGTACTAATGCTATCGCTTGCCGCCGCGAGGTCCACTGTTACAAACTTAGGACCTTTTGGTAACGAACCCAGACGAGCCAACTCCTGATTCTTCTCTTGGTGATCTAGATCTACACCGAACCGTTTTAAACGGCGCCGGATAAAACCATCAACCCCCAATTGAAGATAAACATTCATTTGTGGCTCAACCGCAATTGTCCGCTCAGTTCGAGCGTCCTTGGGAACAAAACCGATTCGGTTCGCGTTCTCGACTTTAATGACCTTGGACCAGAACTCCTTCATGTTAATTGGATACTGCTTCTGTATTCCGAAGCTTTTTCTATATCCATTTTGAAGGGCTCCGAACCATCTCTGGTCGGTCTCGATTGCAAACCTGGCATACCGGTACGCATCTAACGTGCAGCTGTAAGGGAACTCGCTAAATTTATGATACAGCGAAGTTTCACCATCACAAGTGCCAATTATAGCGCCCGGACCATGTCTAGATTTGTCTAACAATGCCTCGTGACCAGGTAATTCGGTCCCGAGCAGCTTAACCATGAATTGACGGGTGTATTGAAGAATTTTCACACCCCACTCAGTTTGTGGCTCCGACAGATCTTTATAACCTGAACGGTTATAAGTTTTGCAGTTGCTCTCCGCATCAAAGAACTTCTTCGTTGCGCGCGCAATGCGCTCATCTTTATCGGTGTCAAACTGAAACTTCTTGACTAAACTGGCCAACAGGTATTTCGCAGAAATTTTCGAAGTGCTAGTACCAGTGAAGCCGATACTCTGTAAGCCCCACTCCTCAGACAGAGCCAGATACTTTTCTAGATCGCGATTTCTGACGATCTGGTCAAGCCTTTTGGACTCCGCTTTACTGAGGTATTCGGTAAGATCTAAACGTAGTTTGTTAAGAACTTGCCACGGATAAACCCGCGACACCTTCAGTGCCAACATAGGTATGTTGACACTATCTTTCCCGGATTGAGAACTACTTTTCATAATTCCTCCGATAACGTCTTTTCTGGTACTGAGTTACGATGAATTTTGCTACCTGCAGCAAGGCATTGATTAACCTCGGTACAGATAGGCAAATGGCGATAGCTAGGATATCTCTATCCATGACTATTAGACCATAAGCTGATTCATCAGCGGCACCATTACGGCGTCATCATCCAGCAGTGCGATAACGCGCTGTCGACCGATCAATTGGTCAGCAACGGTGATACCGACTGGAACTGAAAAACTCACCTCGATTATCATAGGGCTGGTAAGTGTGGCTAAGCCATCTACACCAGTTACAGGATAATCTTTTGAAAACTTACAGGCACTTTTAGCTGTACCCGCAAAATTACCCGATTGTTTCGGGAAGGTGCGATAAAAAGTCATCTTGTCTTGGGCGCTCAACTGGTGATTTTCCCCAGTGTACACGCTCCGGTTTTGAAACTCTTCAAACCGCGAGAAGGCATGATCGACTTCATTCGTGTCGTTCAATTCATCTACGCTTAAGGTAATGGTATCATTTAACATGATATTACTCCTTTTGTACTGGAATCTGTGATATTATCTACGGCCTGTTAGGCCTTTTATCACTATGACCAAGTCTGTTAGCTTTAAGCAGTCCAAGTTTAGAGAAAGACTCGGAATGACTGTTCGGCTAGGGTTAGGTACTCTGCTCTTAGTGACGACTGTCTTGTCACACCAGCATTTGCCGAGCACGTTCGTGAAAGAAGTTCCACGATACGCTGACTCTTGTGGCAAATAAATGTCTTCGCTGGTAGAGCGAGCCATAAACTGGTACTTAGTATCAACTACTGTGTACCACGAAGCTAACGGCAGGATCCCATAATTCGGGGTAAATGCCGCTAAAGTGTCACCTACATTGACAAACCAGTCAATGATAAAGCTGAATGGAGTTAATTCCCATAAGCTTTCAACAGGTTGCGTTAATCCCCAGATATTCAGGGAATTCAAGGCTTCCAATTGGGTGAGCACACCGGAGCGTACTGAGATAGTATGCTTCCACTTCTTCAACCACGGATTGCTCCGTGTCCAAGCTGCCACTGTGTAATATGGCGTATTGGAATACGTTGAATAACGATCTTCTCCACTATCCTCGTACTTTGACGACCCACGGAAAGTCAGCCTGTCAGTATGTGCCAATGCATCTTTTTCAAGCGCACGGGCTATACCTTTAGCTTCATATACTATGGGGCGAAGGGCGTAACGAATTTCCATCCACCGGTTGGCCAACTGCTTAGGCGACAGCTCTAACGCGATTCCTTTTGCGTCAAGCTTCTTGATCATACGAATTACTTTGATCAAGCGCATAGCGATGCTAACCATACTGGTAACGGTCTTCTGACCTTCACCGAGACTAACCAAAGACATGACGTCAGTAACATCGACGTTAGCCCAAGCTTTATTTACAGCCTGGTTAATTAGGTCTGTCTCATCGTACTCTGGAATTTCTGGCAAATTGTCCCATCCCCCAAGTATTAAGGAGGACGGCCAATTCGCCCTATCGACTTCGTTTAAGTACTTTTTCCACCCATCCGGAGAACACTCGGCTGGGGTCCACTGGTCAAGCCCGAAATCCGCAAATTGACTACACGGATTATCGCGAATGATAGTGGATGTTTTTGTCATTGGGCTATTTACAATCATGCCCGCGGCACTTAAACGATGATACAGAGGTGTAACCACGTCGTCCATCTCTTCAGTATGCTCGTATTTCACATACTCAAGTTCAGTGGACGTGTCGGTGTAGGAATCACCTACTTCCGGACAATACCAATCGTGCAACCGAACATTTTCATATCCGGTCGTACTTTTGCTGTCTACAACCCTTTCTCGA